TCTGATGCACTAGGTTCTGGTGCAGTAGGTTCTGTCGCAGTAGGTTCTGGTAGAGTTGGTTCTTGCACAGTAGGTTGTGGTGCAGTAGGTTGTGGTGCAGTAGGTTGTGATGCAGTAGGTTGTTGCATAGGCAATGGATTATGCTTTTCATTAATAACACTATTTTCACCACCTATAATATTAATATTATCACTAATCTTGTCAATATTATTATATGTATCATCTGTATTATATGTATCATCTGTATTATATGTATCATCGGTTTTATCGATATTATTGATATTATCGGTATTGTTATCAGGAGTATTATTATTAGGATTTTGAATAGCAATTATATTTGTTTTTTTTAAATTATTACCAAAAATATCTCGGGTTTTAGCTAAATATGTAATGGTTCCATTATCTAAATATTTATTTATTATTTTTGATGTTAAAATAACTAATTTATTACAATAATCTGGGTCTAATAATTTTTTCATATCTTGATAATTTTGCGTACGTATATACTCTCCTGCAATATAATTTAATTCCTCTTCTAAGTTATCTTTTTTTTCAAATGATGAAGTATTTCCCATATATATAAATATATATAACCTTTTTATTTTATTACATAAAATTGAATTTAAATTTGGATTTAAATTTATCCTAATATATAATTACAATGAATGATTTTACTAAAACAAAAAAAAAGCGTAATAATAATAATAATAATAATGATTTATGGAATATGTTCGATAGTGAAATAAATAATACATCTGATAAAGCAATAGAATGTATATATAGAGCTGATGGAGAAAGAACTTTTTGCGAACGATGTCAATCAATTCTTGTTGTAACTGATGAAGGTTATTTAGCATGTAAAAAATCCTCATGTGGAATTATATATAAAGATATGACAGATCAATCTGCAGAATGGAGATACTATGGTGCTGATGATAATAATAATAATGATCCAACAAGATGTGGAATGCCAATAAATCCTTTATTAATAGAATCATCATATGGGTGTAAAGTTTTATGTCCAATTAAATCATCATATGAAATGAGAAAAATACGTAGATACACGGAATGGCAGTCAATGCCATATAAAGAAAAAGCTCAATTTGATGAATTTCAAAGAATTACTATATTAGCGCAAAATGCAGGAATACCAAAAATGATTATATCAGATGCCATAATATATCATAAAAAAATTTCAGAAACAAAAACATTTAGAGGTTGTAATCGAGATGGTATTATTGCAGCTACAATATATCTATCTTGTAGAATTAATGGATATCCAAGAACAGCAAAAGAAATTGCAACTGTATTTAATCTAGATTATACTAGTGCAACTAAAGGATGTAAAAATGCAACATCTATTGTAAATGAAATAGAACAAACAATGAATAATGATGATAAAACAATATTTTGTAAAACAACACCTTTATCATTTATAGAACGATATTGCAGTAAATTAGGTATTAATCAAGAATTAACTATGGTATGTAAATTTATTGCTACAGTTATACAAAAACATGATCATATTCCGGAAAATACTCCACACTCTATTGCTGCTGGAATAGTATTTTATGTTTCACAAGTCTGTCATCTTAATATATGTAAAAAAAATGTGAATACTATCAGCGAAATTAGTGAAGTTACGAATAATAAATGATATAAAAAATTAGAACAACTAAATATTGAACTTATTCCAAAAAAAATTCTAGATAAATATAAATTGCTATAATATATATGACAATTAATGTAAATGCAGGTAGTTATGGTGAACACGATTATCAACCTAGAAACGAATTTCCAGATAAACCTAAACCTAATTGTGCAAATTTAGGATCTGGTGCAAAAGATGATCCTGAACACTGTAATCATTTAGATTATGTGTGTTCGTTTAAGCGATGGCCATGGTCAAAAAAAAATGTTATAAAAAAGGAACTGGTGAACCACCACCGGGAAGTTCGTATGAAGACATGGGTATCCAGGAAATCGGTGGCAAAAAATTAAAAACACCCAAATCTAAAAAACTTAAATCCAGAAAAGTCAAATCTAGAAAACTCAAATCTAGAAAAGTCAAATCTAGAAAACCAAAATCTAGAAGATCAAAAACTCGCAAACATTAAATTGAATTGCGATATATAATTCTATATTTTTTATTGATATACTATAATGTGTATACCAACAAAAATTTTTATAATACCATACAGAAATCGAGAACCACAAAAACATCATTTTGAAATTTATATGAAATATATTTTAGAAGATATTTCAAAATCTGATTATGAAATATTTTTTATTCATCAAATGGACAATCGACCATTTAATAGAGGTGCTATAAAAAATATAGGATTTTTAGCTATGAAAGCAAAATATCCTAATAATTATAAAAATATTTCTTTTATATTTAATGATGTTGATACTCTTCCTGTGAGAAAAAATTTATTAAATTTTGATACGGTACCAGGTGTTGTTAAACATTATTATGGTTTTAAGTTTGCTTTAGGTGGAATATTTTCAATTAATGGTGGTGATTTTGAAAAATCAGGTGGATTTCCAAATTTTTGGGGATGGGGTTTAGAAGATAATACCATGCAAATTCGTGTATTAAATGCTGGTATTAAAATTAATAGAGATGTTTTTTATACATTTTTAGATCGTAATATTATTCATATTAATGATGATCTTACTAAAATACATACTAAAGAAGATATACATAGATTTAATAAAAAATTAACCGACTCATTATATGATATACATAATTTATCGTATACAATAGAAAATGAATTTGTTCAAGTAAAAAATTTTACGACAAGATATAATGCAGAAAATGATACATTTTATAATAAACATATTTCTGAGGGATTAAGTAAAGTAAAGGCATTACCTATTCATAATTCTTTACAAAAGCGATTGAGAAAGCTACCTTTTTAAATATTTACAGCGCATGTAGTCGTTTTATTTTCTAATGTTTTATTTTCTAATGTTTTATTTTTATAAATTTTATTATATATTAATACAACTCCCATAGCTGTAATCATAAAATTAAAAAAAAATAATAACATTATAGTTAAATAACTTTGAAGAACTAATTTTATTGACATATTTGTATCAACATTACTATTATTAATAGTATAAATATTTGTATTATTCTCGAACTCCATACATGAATAATCATGACTATATTTTTAAATTATATCAATAATATATATTATATGATAATAATATATATTTAATACATGTTTAATATTTTATGCGAAGATTTATTATTATTATTATTATTAAATTTAACAAATATAAATGACATTATTAATTTTTCGGTAACTAATAAATCTATATATAGATTTATTAATAATAATACATATATTGAATGGGGAAAAGAAATATATAGTACAGAATTTTGGATTAAGGCAAATAAACGAACGATCGCCATATCTAAACCATGTATTAATATGAAAATGGAACTATTAAGATTACAGAATTATAATGATTTGCAAAATAAATATGGACATGAAAAATGGAGTAAAGAAGATTATTATAAATATTGGGATTCTATGGAAAAAAGTAGCTATAAAAAACTTATAAAAAACAAATAAAAAGCCAATTAAATCAAACAATATAATAATAACAGAGAATGTGAAGAATATTTTATTCAACTGTAACTACTTTTGCAAGATTCCGTGGTTTATCTGGATTAATATTTTTTGATATAGAGAGAAGATATGATAAATATTGTAAAATAACACTAAAAATTATTTCTTGATAATGTTCTAATTTCGGTATTTCTAATTTCAAATCACATTCAAAATTACAATCACTTATTACACAACAATGGGTATTTCTAGAGGTTATTTCACAAAATGTTGATTTTTGTAATTGTTTACTTTTCTCATCAATTAATAGAAAAGTTAAAGTTTTTTTATCTAACAATGCAAATGGGCCATGTTTTAATGATCCAGAAGAATAGCCTTCGGCATGAATATAAGTTATTTCTTTAATTTTTAAAGCAATTTCTTTTGCTACCGGAAATAATTTCTCTCTTCCCAAAATAAAAATACTCTGAATTTTTTCAGTATTAATAAAATTTACTATATTTTGACAATTATTTTTAATAGATTTATTTTCTAATATATTTTCAATACAACTTGGTAATAATTGTAAACAATCTATTTTAGGAATATTATATTGTTTTTCTTTAAACCACATACTTATTAAAGAGAGAACTATTAATGTTGATGTAAATGATTTTGTTGATGCAACCGCTATTTCCTGTCCAGCATTTAAATATACACCACAATCTACTTGTTGAGCAATTAAAGAATCTACAACATTTACTACTCCTAGCATTATACAATTTTTATTTTTACAAAGTTCCATACATTTTAATACATCATGCGTTTCGCCTGATTGACTGCAAAAAATAGATAATACCTTACCACGTTTAGGTATATCATTTTTACTAAATTCTGATGCATCAAAACATTGTACTGTATTAAAAACCTGCGAACTATAAAAATAGGATTTACTTATCATACAAGCATGATAACTAGTTCCACATCCAAATAACATTAAATGTTCTATCGAATTTGTTCTTATTAAATTTGATAGATTATATAATCCTCCCAAAACAATATTATTTTCATGAATTCTTGCGCCATTATTATAGGCTGCCAATATCGATTTTGGTTGATCATAAATTTCTTTAATTGTCCAATATGGAAATGGAGACGGATTATCTCTTAAAATAATATTATTAACAGTTTTACTTTCATATCGTTTATTTGAAAAGTATCCAGTATTATCAATTGTTATAATGTCATTATTTTCAATAGTAATATATTTATCTACTAATCCTATAAATCCTGATGTTTCAGAAGTACATATTATAATATTTTTATTATATCCAATTATAAGCGGAGACCCATGACGTGTTAAATATATTTTTTCTGGTTCTAATGTATATACAATAGCTAGAGCCCAGGTTCCACATAATTCTTTACTCACTAATTCAATTGCTCGTTCAATAGAATAATTTTCCATTAAATAAAATTCTATTAAATTTGCTATAATTTCTGTATCTGTTTCAGAATAAAATTTATATCCTTTTTTTAAAAGAAAATTTTTTATATCTTGATAATTTGTTATAATACCATTGTGTGCTAGAATTATATTTTTACGCATGGAATAATGTGGATGCGAATTTAAATCTGTTATATTTCCGTGCGTAGCCCATCGGGTATGACCAATTGCTATAGATGAGATTTTATTAGACATAGATGTAGATAATTTATCTATACAATCTGAAATTTCATTTGATGCGTGTTTTATAATATTCCAATCATTTGATTTAAAAGCTATACCAACCGAATCATATCCGCGATTTTGTATGATAGAGAGACTTTTAAGTAATTGAATAATTACATTTTCATTAGTTTTTGATAAGAAAACTGATATACCACACATTATATTTAATATATTAAATGTAAAAGTATTTTAATATATTAATTTTAAAAGTATTTTAATTTTAAAAGTATTTTAATTTTAAAAGTATTTTAATTATTATTTAAATAATATTAAATATTTTAATATAGATTTATAGAATGAGTTTTTTTGTTTATTTTTTAGAATCGACTAATGGTTCTACATATATTGGTGCAACAATGGATTTAGATAAAAGAATACGACAACATAATAAAGAAATAAAAGGTGGAGCAACTGCAACATCAATAAAGGTTAATCAAGGAGAAATGTGGTCATATGCATGTTATGTAGAAAATTTTCCTACATGGCAAGCAGCATTACAATTTGAATGGAGATGGAAACAAATATCTAGATTAATTCAAAAAAAAGAACCAAAATTAAAACCATATGAAAAACGTATAAAAGCATTAAACGATTTATTAAATTTAGAAAAATCTACATCCGCTGCTGAATTATATAGTTCCTGGCCGAATCCACCAAATATTATATTTAATAATGATAAAATTAAAAAATATTATTATATTATAAAATGATTATTGGAATATTAATATTAGTTATTTTTGTTTTAGGTAGTATTTCTTTAAGAAAATTATTTAGAAAACATGGTGGTGTTGCTCTAAATGCAGCTATAGATTTTATGAATGTATTACAATGGATTAAATTTATTGGCATTATTGTATTATTATTATTTATCTTTTTCTTATATGCTCATAAAAAATAAATATGAAATTTTTACTTAAAAAAAAGAACTAAATAATCAATTATTTTTTTATTTTAAAAATTATCATCAAATTCAAATGCATCATTATTGTCAGCTAATTTTGATGCAAGAGCATATTCACTAACTTTATTTTCAAAGAAATTTGTTTTACGCTCAATACTAATCATTTCCATAAAATCAAATGGACAGGATGCATTATAAATTTTATTATAGCCCAGTTGAACACTAAGACGGTCTGCAACAAATTCTATGTATTCACTCATTAGTTTATTATTCATTCCAATAAGATTACATGGTAATGCATCACAAAGAAACTCCTTTTCGTGTTCAACCGCTTCAGTAATTATTTTATAAATTAATTCTTCATCTAATTTATCATCTAACTTATTATATAGTAAAATAGCAAATTCTGTATGCAAAGCTTCATCACGAGAAATTAATTCATTTGAAAAAGTAAGACCTGGTAATAATCCTCGCTTTTTTAACCAATATATTGCACAAAATGATCCAGAAAATAATATACCTTCAACACAAGCAAATGCAACTAAGCGTGTTGCAAAATCGGACTCTTTACTATTAATCCATCGAATTGCCCATTCACCTTTTTTTGCTATACATGGAAAATTATCTAAAGCATGAAATAACCGGTCTTTTTCTACTGGATTTTTTATATATGTTTCAATTAACTGACTATACATTATAGAATGAATATTTTCCATCGCAATTTGAAACCCATAAAACGCTCTTGCTTCTGCTAATTGAACATCATTCATAAAACGCATCGCTAAATTTTCTATAACAATTCCATCACTTGCAGCGAAAAATGCCAAAATCATCGAAATAAAATATCTCTCATTATCGTCTAATTTATTCCAGTCATTAATATCTTTTGACAAATCAACTTCTTCTACTCGCCAAAAACTATCCTCTGCTTTTTTATACATATTCCATACATCAGCATCTTTGATTGGAAACATTACATACCGATTATGGTCTTCTTTTAATAAAATATTGCAGTTTTCTTTATTCATTCTAAATAATATATATTATAGATTTTAATATTTTTATAAAAAACAATTATTAGTTTTATAAAAAATAATTATAAAATTATTATAATTATAATAATTATAATAATATATTGTATATGGATATAGCAAATCGGGATATAAAACTAAAAACTATAGAAAACGAAATAAAAAATATTAAAAATAATTTAAAAAAAAATGGTAATTATAATCAAAACTTAGTAAAACAAAATAATAATCAAATAAATCAATTAAATCTGATATATGATTATTTAGCTAAATTATTAGAAAATGAATCTTTATCTGGAGAGAAAAAAAATAATGATATAAAATCTATAAAACAAGATATGAAAAAAATTTCTCGAGCAATTACTATAATAAAAAATGATATACAATAAAGTAATTAAAGTAAATAAATAAAAATATATATATATATATATATTTATTTATTTACCAAGAATTTCTCTCTGCATAAGATATCTAATATTTTTCATTTTTTCTAATTTAATTAATCTATTTTTATAATTTTTTTTGAATTTGCGTTGTAAAATCTTTAGCCAAAATGTTTTTATTATAGCAATATTTTCATTTGTAGATAAATTAATAATCTGAATAATATTTACTTTAATATTATTTTTATTAGAAATAATATTATTATAATTTCTAATTATTGGATGATATAGCAATTTATTATTATTATAATTATAATAATTATACATATGATTTTGATAATTATCCATACATAAATTATAAAAATCATATTTATGTATTATTGATAATATCATATAATGTCCATGTATATATTTATAACTATTATTGGTAAAACCATGGATATTATTATGAAAAAATTCACACACACCCAATTTATATTTATTTCGCATAATTATAATTATTATTAATAATTATATTTTATTTTTAATATTTTTATATTTAGAATAATTTTTATTCTAAGTAATAGTATATAAATGAAAGGTTCTTCTTTACAGAAAAGTTTAAATACATTAACGCATAATAAAATCGTACTTTACGCCGTTGTTGCTTTAGCACTTGTTAATTTACTCGGTTATTTAAAACAAAATAATTTAATGGCTGTGGGTGTATTTTTAGTTGTTGGATATGGAATGACCCATGTATCCAAAAATATGGTTTATGTATTATTAACCGCTGTTGTCGCAACTAACTTTGTTGTTAGACCCAACCTATTAAGAGGGGTAGGATTATTAGAAGGATTTTCAGAAGAAGCAGACTATGATGACGAAGAGAAAAAAGTTGATAATAATGATATTGATGATATGGAACATTTTATGTAAATAAATATTATTTATAAGTTAAAATAAAAACTAGAAAAAAACTAAAATATTATATGTTAAATTATAATTTAATATATAATCCTATTTTTATTACATGTTTTTTTATTACATTTATTTTTGTATTATTATTCATTTATTTTTTTTATTATAATTATATTAAAACTATTAATTTTGAAATACAAAATATTCAACCAAAAACACCAAAAGTAATAACATATTATAATCATAGTTTAATAGATAAATATCCTGTAAATAATAATAAATTTCCCGAATTTAAGAATGCTACATCATATAAAGTAGAATTAAATCCAGGTGATAGCTTATTTATTCCAGCGGGATGGTGGCATTGGGTATTTTCTCAAGATAATTGTATAGCATTTTCTCATATAATTCATAATTTTGATGAAGATGCAATTACTGAAAAACAATCTCATAATTATAAAGAAAAAACTATTAAATATTATAATTATAATAACAGAAATTATATCGATTTTATAAAACATAGTACAGAATCAATGCCGTTAGTATATAATAATCCAAATTTAAATAAACTCACGCAATTTTTTTTAGAACAAACATTAGATAAAGCCAATATTATGATTTCTAAAAGCAATACAATTAACTCTGTGAATAAACCTGGTAATACAACAATGCTAATAATTAATGGTAAATACAAATACTTTAATATTTTAAATAATTCATATAATTATTATTGTTATATTGGTATGATGCCATTAGATAAAGAAAAATTTATTTGTTTTATAAATAATGATTGGAACACATTTGCTAATACTAACAATAATAAAAATGATATATATTTATGGCATAGTAAAAAAAATATTGATACAGGATTACATTATGATATAACAGATAATTTACTTACAGTCCATAGTGGTAAAAAAACTATTATGTTATTTCCACCATCGGAAAAAAAATATTTATATAATAAATTGTTGAATAATATAAATAATTTTGGTTGTTTTATACAACATTAATATTAATTCAAACCTTAATATTAATTTAAACTTTAATATTATTATTTTTTTTAGATAATGATATTAATTGTGGAATTGTATCATCATTTTCATAATTTGCACGATCGATTTCATAATTAGTAATTGGTATATTATAATCTGGAGACAAAGGCGTTATTACACACATAGGTATCGGTTTAGATTTTGGTATAGATTTTGATTTTGGTATAGATTTTGATTTTGATAAATCCTTTTTTTTATTTCTTCCAAATAAACATTCTTCATTATAAATAAAATTAAACATAGATAAAATATTTCCCATATAAAGCTTATAATTTAAGTTTAGATTTATTAATTTTATTACATGATTTACAAACTTTACTTGCTCCACCTACTATTTTTGATTTAGAACTCGACAAAAATATAGGTGTATCAATAGAACAATTCATTAATGTTCCTAAATATTTAAATAACATTATAAAACCAAATATAACAATAAATAAAATAACAATATATAGAATATTATATAATATATTACTTCCAATATCACGTCCTATATTAATGGATGATAATAATGATAGAGATAAACTATCAAAATATCCATCTTTTTGTTTTTCAATAAGAATATCACCATTCGCACCTGTTGGATTACATTCTATATAAATATCATTAGAATCGGATGTTGAACTCGAACCTGAACCTGAACCTGAACCTGAACCTGAACCTGAACCCGAACCATATATAGGTTTTCTTTTACTATATGTAAATTCTAATGCCCGTGTAATATCTTTTATAGTTATTTCATTTTTAGCTATAATATTTTGTAATTTTTTTAATGTATCCGATGTTATATTAATTGCATGTACATTATTATCAAATACAATATAATCAGTACATTTAGTACATGGATAATACGGTAATGACGCTGTATATGTATAGTAATAATCATTTGGAATAAAATTATTTAAATTAAAACTGTTTCCTTGAATATCGCTACTTTCAGATACTAGATTATCTATTTTTGACATAGAATTTATTATTTCTGTTAATTGCTTAGATGCATTATTTTGAGAATTTAAATTAGTTGTTATTGGAATACATACAACTAGGTTTTTTCCTCCAATATTATTACTATGATATATTATTAATTCACCGTCCGCTCTATTTCCATTATATGTATGTAATGAAGGAGAATATATTCTTATCTCGTCAACATTAAAATTGCTACCACCACCACTATACTGAGTGCATTCACCAATACCTTTATTTGAAGTATATATAGCAGTTTGAGAATCTTTATTTGTTAATTTTAGAGATAAATATAATTGTTTATTTGAAACAGTTATTCCACTATTGCTATATTTATATGTATACTTACATTTTAAATCACAAGTTAATGTTGTTGAATCATGTTTAATATCTACTGGACCAGTTGCTGCAAAACAGTTCATTAATATATATGATTAAAATAAATATATATATAAATTTATATAAATTATATAAATTTATATATATAATGAAATTATCAAAAAATATAATACCTAAATTAATTAAATCAAAGTATCAATCTAAAAAAAAATATAGAAAAAAAAGAAAAAAAAGGAAACATAAGATAAATACATTAAAAAATAATAAACCTACTAATCTCAGGCTTAAATCTGTTAAAAATCGCTTTAAATATCGTGGTGGAAATGATGATGATGATGAAAATAGACATTATGATTTAGTATTACCACCACAACGACCCCCAATCCAATCTCTTGCATCTGGATCAGAACTCGAACAAGAACTAGTACCTGAACAAGAACAAGAACTAGTACCTGAACAAGAACAAGAACTAGCACAACAAGTTCCAGGTGCTCCACCTTTATTACCACCACAAAGACCCTCGCTCCAACCTGTTGCACCTGGACAACCTACAGCACTACAAGTAGTAGTAGAACAACCAGCACAACAAGAACCAGCACAACCAGTTCCCGGTGCACCACTTTTATTACCACCACAAAGACCTCCACTCCAACCTGTTGTTGCACCTGGGCCTGGACAACCACCAGCACAACCAGGACCGGCACAACCAGCACCAACACAACCAGTACCAGCACAACCAGGACAACCAGCTCCCGGTGCACCACTTTTATTACCACCACAAAGACCTC